TATCCTGCAATCTATAAGAAGTCAAATAATAATACTGTTGAAGATCCGATAGAGCATGTTGTAAGGATTATGCAAGTAAAGAAAATTACAGGTGTTGCAAGTTGGAAGATATATGATGATAATCATATTTTAGGAAGCAATACAACCTATTTATATAGTGGGCATTTCGACGATCCGGATTTACCGAATGCCGATTTAAATTTTGGAGCAACAAAGGAATTGTTCTTTACATTGGCAGCAGGTAATTTGAGCAACAATCTTTTCAATACTTACTATTCACCATATTTGGCAGAGATAACTGATAAGGATAGCAGGTTGTTGAGTGGGAGTTTCAAACTAACTCAATTGGATATATTTAATTTGGACTTCGCTAAATTTATATATATAGATGGCGGGTTGTATAGATTAAGTAAAGTGATTGATTATACTGCCGAGAATAACGAAGTAACAAAGGTTGAATTATTAAGAGTAATAAATAAAACATATTAGAATGCCAAGTCAAGAAGTAGCAATAACCATCAGTACGAATACGGAACAAGCACAAACATCGGTTAAGAGTTTCAAAGCACAGTTAAGAGAAGCGAATGGCGAATTAGTATCAATGGCAGAAAAGTTTGGTTCTGCATCAACTGAAGCTATTGCAGCAGCAAAGAAAGTTGCAGGACTTAAAGATGCCATTGGTGATGCAAAGGCATTGGCAGAAACATTCAATCCCGATAAAAAGTTTGTTGCATTAGGCGGTGCAATACAAGGTGCGGTTAGTGGTTTCTCTGCATTGCAAGGTGCACAGGCTTTATTCGGTAGCGAAAGCAAGGATTTAGAAAAAACATTATTGAAAGTACAATCAGTAATGGCATTGCAGCAAGGTATTAGTGGAGTATTTGCAGCAGTTGATAGTTTTAAATTATTGGCTAACACAGTTAAAACAAGTGTTGTTTCTTCATTCACTACTTTAAGGGGTGCATTGATATCAACAGGATTGGGTGCATTGGCAGTTGGACTTGGTTTACTTGTGGCAAACTTTGATAAGGTTAAGCAGGTAGTATTGAATTTAATTCCAGGACTTGCTTCAGTTGGTAAATTTATTAGTGGAATAGTTGATAGAATTACTGACTTCATTGGTGTTACTTCAGATGCTTCAAGAGCATTAGATAAGATGCGAGAAGAAGCAGATAAATCATTAAAATTAAATAATAAGTATTTACAACAACATGGTGATGAATTAGATAAATACACTAAAGCAAAAATTGATGCAAAGAACAAATATCTTGAAGCAGTAAAGGATGAAACTTTATCTGAAAAGGATAGATTGGAAATGTCTAAAAGATTAAATAGAGAATTAGTTGCAGCAGATAAAGAAAGAGCAGATGATGTGGCAAAGGCACAAACTGAAGCAGCAGAGAAAGCAAGTAAAAGACAAAAGGAAATTAATGATAAGAAGTTAGCTGATGAAAAGGAAGCACAGGAAAAATTAAAACAAGTTCAAGAAGCAGGATATAAAGCAATTGAAGAAGCATTATCAATGCTTCGTAAAGATAATAGAGAAGGCGAATTAGCAGCAGCAAAACAAGATTATAATAGAAGGGTTGCAGCAGCAGAAGCAGCAGGATTATCTATATTAAAAATAAGAGAAGCATATCAACAACAAACTACTGACATCAATGATAAATATGATAAGGAAGAAGCAGATAAGTTAAAAGCAGCAGAAATTGAAAAGGAAAAAGTTACTTTATCAAATCAGCAGAAAGTTTTAGGTGCATTAAGTACATTCAATTTACAAGTAAGCCAAGCCAATATTAATGCAGCAGAAATAAAGAAAAAAACTGATGAAGAAGAATGGCAAAGTACAAAAACAAAGTATGATATAATTAGCAATGCTGCTGCGACATTTTCAGATATTTTAGGTAAGCAAACGGCAGCAGGTAAAGCATTAGGAATTGCTTCTGCATTAATAAATACTTATGTTGGTGCAACTGAAGTATTAAGAGCAAAAACAGTTATACCTGAACCATTTGGAACTATTCAAAAGATCGTTTCAGTTGCTTCAATTTTAGCAACAGGTTTTAAAAGTATCAAAGCAATTACATCGGTTCAAGTTCCAGGTGGTGGCGGCGGTGGTGTTGCTGCTCCTTCTGCTCCATCTGCTCCAATACTTCCACAGGCATCTTCAACAACAATCAATCAAGGGCAAGTTAATCAAATAGGTAATGTTGCAGCAAGAGCATTTGTGGTTGAATCAGATGTAAGCGGAAACCAAGAAAGAATTAGAAGATTAAACAGAGCAGCAAGAATTAGTTAAAAGTACAACAACTCAAATAATAATATATAGTATTATGGAATTACCAGTTTACGAACTTAAAATAGTTGAAGATTTGCAAGATGATGCAGAGGTTTCATTTGTTGCATTGGTAGATAAACCTGCAATCATGAAGGACTTCCATGTATTTCGTGAATCATTTATTGAACCAAGCAAAGGAGAACATGAAAATGATTTCTTACCAAGATGCATCAAATATGTTATTGATGAAGGCAAAGAAAGTGAACAAGCGGTTGCAATATGCAATTCACTTTGGGAGCAACATTTTGCCGGTGAAAAAATTTCTTATGATTATGATGATACGTTATCAACAGAACGTGGCAAACAAATGGCTACAAATGATATCAAGAATGGTGCAACTGTTTATATTATTTCTGCAAGACAAGACAAAGAAGGAATGCTTACAACTGCAAAAGAATTAGGTATTCCTGAATCAAGAGTTTATGCAACAGGAAGCAACAAAGCAAAAGTTGAAAAGATTATTGAATTAGGTATTGCAAAGCATCATGATAATAATGCTGATGTGATAAAGGAATTGAATAAAGTTGGTCAGAAGTTTGCAGAAACTTACAATGATTATCCACAACAAGCAAAAGAGAATGCAAAGATAGCATTGAGATGGGCAGAAGAAAATGGTTGGGGTGAATGTGGAACTCCTGTTGGAAAAGCAAGAGCAAATCAATTAGCAAATGGTGAAAATATCAGCGAAGATACAATTAGCAGAATGGCTTCATTTGCAAGGCATAAACAAAATTCTCAAAAGGAATTAGGTGATGGATGCGGAAGATTGATGTGGTTAGCATGGGGTGGTGATGAAGGTGTTGAATGGGCAAGTAGAAAATTAGAGCAAATAAGAAAAGAGAATTTTGTAAAGTTTGAAATAACAAACGAAGAACAACATATCATTTCAGGACCATTAATGTTGGCAGATACTCCAATTTATAGAGATAATAAAAAATTCGGTGAACATTATGTAACATTCTCACCTGAAACAATTAAAGATATTGCAATTAAATTTTCAAAGAAAGGTTATCAAAAGAATGTCAATCTGATGCATGATTCAAATATGCAAGTTGATGGATTGGTAATGTTTGAAAGTTTCATTGTTGATAAGGCAAGGGGAATACTACCAATGGCAGGATATGAAGATGCAAAAGACGGAAGTTGGTTTGGATCATTCTATGTTGAGAATGAGCAAGTATGGAAGTTGATTAAAGAAGGCAAAGTCAAAGGATTTAGTGTTGAAGGATATTTTGATTATGCTGCACCAAATAAAGAAGAAAGTTATGCAGAAAAGAAATTAAAAGAATTATCTGCTTTATTAAAAGTACCTTTTTAAAAAAAACAATATATAGTATTATGGAAAACGCAAAAACAATATTAGACAAGGTTTCGATTTTCTTTGCTGAATTAGTAAAAAATCCAATGACAGATGCAAGTGGTGATGTTTCAGCAATGCCTAAAGCAGCAGTTAAAATGATTGCAGCTAAATTAAAAGATGGAACGGAAGTTGAAGTTACTGAATTAGCAGTTGGTGGAATTGTTACAATCAAAGGTGTTCCTGCTCCAATGGGTGAACACATGCTTGAAGATGGAACAAAAATTGTAGTTGGTGATAATGGTGTAATCATGGAATTGTATGCTCCTGAAGCACCAATGGAAGCACCAGTTATTATTGATATGAGTGCAAAGTTTGCTGCATTTGAAAGTGCAACAAATGAAAAATTCGCTGCTTATGAAAATAAGTTTGCAGAATATGAAGTTAAATTAACACAAGCCAACAAAGTAATTCAAGGCTTAATGGATATTAGTAAATTGTTAGTAGAAGCACCAACTGCAAAAGCAGATGAAGGTGTTAAAACTGCAAACAATTTCAATAAAGAATTAGATGCAAGAAAAGCATTTGAAAATTTCTCTAACACAATTTGTTCATAATTAAAAAATAAAATAAAATGGCATTAGTATTTTCAGGCATAAGTTCATATACTAAACAACAGATTGCTCCATTATTAACTGAAGCAGTATTTAGTGCAAAAACTCAAAGCCTTATCAAAGCAGGTGGTATCTTATTACCAAAAACAAAATCATCAGTTGCAGTTCCAAAATTAGCAACTAATGCAACTTTCCAAACTGATGCATGTGGTTGGAATGCAAGTGGATCAACTACTCTTTCACAAGCTACTGTAACAGTTGGTAAAATCAAATTGGAAGAAACAATTTGTCCGAAAGATTTCGAAGCATACTTCAGTCAGGAAGCATTGAAAGCAGGTTCTACTTATGAAGATTTTGGTTGGGCTGAATTCTCTGATAAGTTTGCAGCACAAAAGAATAAAATGATTGCAAAGCAATTAGAAGTTGCTTTATGGCAAGGTGATACAACAGGAACAAACACAAACACAAACACAAATAAGTTTGATGGTTTGATGAAGTTAATTGATGCAGGTTCTCCAGTTGATGCGAATGTAACAGGTTACACAGGTGCAACAGGTACTATATCT